TAAAGCTGTTGACATGGTTGTTGTTGATTCTCTCCCCGCTCTCGTTCCTTCAGCGGAAGACGAGAAGCATATGGAAGAATTCACTGTGGGACGTGGAGCGCTCATCACGAACAAATTCTTCAGAAAAGTAGCTAGCGCTACTAAGCGTGACCTTATTGACTCAGAGCGCCCAGTACTTGGGATTATGATCAATCAGTATCGTATGAAGATTGGCGTAATGCACGGAGATCCACGCACAACTCCTGGCGGCTTGGGTAAGGACTATGCCTACGCTATTCGCTGTGAGGTAAAGCGTGATGACTGGCTAGAGGTCGGTACCGGGCAGGAGAAGCGCCGTGTAGGCCAGACTATCCGTGTTCGTACCGTAAAGAACAAGACTTTCCCACCACAGCAGACCGCCTATATGGACTTCTACTTTGCAGACGGCGGCCCAATTGATGCGGGTGGCTACGACACCGGTAAGGAAATCGTTGCTCTAGGCATCTTGAACGGCATCGTCGAACGACGTGGCGGATGGATGTATTATGGTGACCGTAAGTGGCAAGGCGCACCAGCCCTTATCGAATCTCTTCGGGAAGAGATTGAGCTCCGTGAGGAGATCAGCAAGGCGGTAATGAGTACTCTCAAAGCCCAGCCTGTATTGGTTCTCGATGAAGAGTGAGGGTCAAAAGCAATCTCTTAAGCACGAAAAGCGGCTAGAGAAGTTAGTAGACGGAAAACGTTCTGCAGCGTCTGGGGCCTTTTGGTCCCGTAAGGGAGATGTTCGTAGTCAAGATCTTTTGATTGAGCACAAGTGGACCGGAAAGAAATCCGTAACCATTAAATCAGACGTTCTTAAGAAGATTACTACAGAAGCTATTCTTGACAGTCGTATGCCTGTTCTTGGATTGCACCTAGACGGTGAAAACTATGTTGTTCTTGGAGAGGAGGATTTCTTTGAATTACGAAATGCACTCCGGGGAGACTAGATGCAGTATTCCGATGAGCCAGCTTGGACGTGGAGATATAAAGCGAAGTGTCGAGGAGAAGACACCGAGATGTTCTTTCCACCAAGAGACAAGGCTTTATACAAACCTATAGCTGACGCAGCTAAGGCTATTTGCTGGGGCAAGGACGGTCGACCTCCGTGCCCAGTTCGCAAAGAGTGCCTTAAAGAAGCTATACTCAACGATGAACTACACGGAATCTTTGGTGGGATGTCTCACCGAGAAAGAAATGCAGCTCAGCGTAAATATGCTAAGAAGGGTCTCACTCTAGAAGAGTGGATAAACATGGAGGGCAAGTATGAGCAAACCAAGGACGTTAGCTAGCAAGGATCTAAAAGCATTTCTTGACGCTAACAAGAGAGACACTCGCCTTATGGGCGCAATTGAGCGCCACTTAATGGCAAAGCCTTTTGATAACCGGCGCATGGATATCATCCATCCCTCAGATATCATCAAGCCTGAATGGTGTGCTCTAGCTCAGTACCATGCACTACTTGGCAACTATAAAGAGACTCGTGACAAGCCTTCGCTTCGTCTTGCGTCCATCTTTGCTGAGGGCCACACCATTCACGCTAAGTGGCAGACTTGGCTACAAGGGATGGGTGTTCTATACGGCATCTGGGATTGCACCGGTTGCGGACGCACTGACGCTATGGAGCTAGCCTCCGACCTTAACTTTGAAGATCCGTGTGGTACCTGGTCGTACCATGAAGTCCCACTAACTAGCGCTAAGCATAAGATTGGCGGACACTCTGATGGGTGGGTTCGTGGTCTAGGAGAAGACTTCCTAATTGAAATTAAATCTATTGGTGCTGGCACACTTCGCTTTGAAGCTCCGGCATTATTAGCTCAAGCTGACAATGACCTAGAGAAAGCTTGGCGCAGTATTCGTGCACCTTTCCGCACACACCAGCTACAGGGTCAGGTTTATCTACATCTTTGCCACTTGATGGTGGAAGAGGGCCTACTTGAGTCAGCACCTAGTGAGATCGTATTTATCTATGAACTTAAATCTAACCAGGATTATAAAGAGTTCACCGTTAAGTACAACCCAGAATTTACTGCAGATATCTTTGACAAGGCTATGGACGTCTCATGGGCAGTTGACAACAAGCGCCCACCTGTGTGTAGTATTGATCCCGTAAACGGATGCAAGCGCTGCGAACCGCATAAGGAGTCAGATAATGCCGAAGTATGATTTTACTTGTATGAAGTGCGATAGCACTGTAGAGATGCACGTTGGGTTCGATGATGTACATCGCCCTACATGCGAAAAGTGTGGAGAGTTCTTGACTAAGGTCTGGACACCACCAGCGGTTCATTTCAAAGGTGGAGGATGGGGCGGTCAATGACACACGATGAATTGCTGGCAAGAATGTCTGAATTATCAAAAGAAACCGCTTATGAACCGTGTTTTGAATTTGAAGATGCCCTTCGTGCAGTAGTGGAATTGCATAAGCCATTTATGTATGGCGGTAGAATGGGAAAATATGAAAGATGTGAAGGTTGTTCTAGTGAAGAAGAATGGCTAGGAAATATTTACCCTTGTGAAACCATTCAGGCTATTGAGAAGGAGTTGAAATGACCCACGATGAATTGCTGGCAGATATAGATACAAAGATTCTGCTATCAGAACACATAATTTATCCAATCTATATGCAAGCCCTTCGTGCAGTAGTGGAGTTAGCAGTTAAGCAGTTAGACACTACAAATATGCCCGCAGAACAAGTTGGCTGGTTTAATGAAGGCTACAACCTTGCTATGGATAATGTTATTGAGGCTATTGAGAGGGAGTTAGTATGAGTCCAATTGAGTTAAGAATCGCAGATGCTAGCCGTAAGACTATCTCTGCACTCAAGTCGCAAGGCTTAGTTGTTAATGAGGGGTACGGCTATGACGCACCCTCACTTCCAGGCGATATAACCGGCATGATGGAAGAAGAGGTCATGGACCTCTATGCCAAGTATGTTGCTTACCTAGAGTTCATTAACCTGCAGCTTTGGTGTGCTGAGGTAGACAAGGCTGAGGCAGATAAGAACCTAGCCTTGATTAAAGCACGCAAAAAGCTAGCTCTTAAGAGCTCAGGCAAAGCTGTTGCAATGATCGATGCTGAGGTAGAGGTTGACCCTGATTATCAGGAGAAGCTAACCGCTCTTCAGGAGTTGTCTAACTACCACGGCCTAATCAATATCATTTCTGAGCGACTATCTAAAGACATCTCTCTTATCAACCGAGAGATCACTCGTCGTGTAAATATTAATAAGTCTGCTAACCGCAGCACTTGGATGACGCCATGACCTACGAACAACTATCTTTATTCACTGACGAAGAGGTAGGTGAAACACGTGGCTACAACATCATCGGCCTTACAGGTTACGCACAGTCCGGAAAAGATACGCTAGCTTCTATTCTTGTAGAGAAGTACGGCTACAGCCGTATTGCCTTTGCAGATAAGATCAGAGATTTTTTGTACGGTATTAACCCAATGGTTGCTTGCAGCCCTACAGGCTATCTACAAGACTTAGTAAACCTTGTTGGATGGGATAAGGCAAAGCAAGAGCCTCAAGTCCGTAGATTGCTACAGGACCTGGGAATCTCTGCAAGAGACCTTATTGATGAGAACATCTGGGTTACCTCTGCGCTTAGCAGCGTAACTAAAGATCAACGAGTTGTAGTTACTGACGTTAGGTTTGAAAACGAAGCCATGATGATTAAGCTCATGGGTGGGCAGCTGTGGCGTGTAAAGCGTGTCGGGGTTGGTCCAGTTAACAACCATGTATCTGAGTCTGAGCTAGATGGCTATAAGATGGATCAGATCTTCTTGAACAACGGAACCCTAGAGGACCTAGAGCTTTTAGTTACTACTAGGATGCGTAATGCCTTCCCAGAGTAGAAAACATCGTGGCTACAAGTCCCAGAAGATTCTTGCCAATTATCTAGCGACTAAGGGCTGGCCTTATGCAGAGTCCGCCGGTGCTGGGCGTTCAGGTACGGATGTGACTGGAACTATAGGCATTGACTGGGAAGTAAAGGCTCGCACAGGATTTAACCCCAGTGCAGCCATAAAGCAGCTCAAAGACCGCCATAATGGCAAAGATCTGCCCGTAGCTGTCCTACGCCTCAACGGCCAGGGAGAGGCTAGCATCGGGGAATGGCCAGTAATCGTGCGCCTAGAAGACTTTGTAGAATTATTAAAAGAAGCTGGATACGCTGACGGAACTGCTTAAATCACGTACATTTTCCTTACAGGGCGAACCTAATTCGACAACTAAGGACTACAACAACGTGACCGATAAAGAAACAGAAGAAAAGTTCCTGCGTGTAAGCGCCGGTTCTAATGCACAGTCAGTAGGTTCTGCAATCGCCCACGCACTTTACGAGGCCCCACAGGTCAAAGTACGTGCTGTAGGCGCATCAGCAGTAAATCAGGCTGTTAAGGCAATCGCTATCGCTAGAGGCTATGTAGCCCCTCGAGGCTTAGACTTAAGCTGCCGACCAGGATTTACCACCGTAGATTCTCGTGACGGTGAAATTTCCGCAATAGTCTTTACTATCAATGTAAATTGATATACCCTTTAACTAAGAGATCTCAAACAGTTAGGTACCGACATGGCAAATAGCTCTGACGAAGCATTAGCAGGAATGGCTAAGCAAGGCCGCACTCCTATGGGCAAAGACGGTGTTAAGTTCACCGACGTATCCTCAAAGGGCACAGGCCGTGCAAAGCTAGTTAAAAAGGGTGGCGCACAAGCCGGAGACCCAACAGGAATGGGAACTAAGGCTAACAAGTCTAACGTTCAGCAAGCTCCTGGTGGAGAACGCAAGGGTGCCGCTTATACAATCGCAGCTCGCATTTACAAGCCAAATGATCCAGCAG